GCCGAGTGATAAATGGCGCAAACGTGTCGCGGACTTCGGCTGGCATTAGCGACGTAGCGCGGTCAAGCCCAATGTCGCTAGCGTCGGAATAGGCCGCCAGAACCGACGGCAGCATGGCCTCAGCGGCGGCAGCTTCCTGCTCCTTCTGAGCCACACGCGCCTGCTCAGCCCGCGCCTGTTCGATCTTGTAGATGTTCTCCATGCCCGCCGTGCGCGTCTGCGTCATGGCGTTCACGTCCGGCAACTGAGGGGCTGCCATCTGGTTGCCAGAGAGGATGATGTTCGGATTGGTCCGCATGATCTACCTGCTATTGAGACGGCGACACGGGCGTGATCGCGCGAAGATAGTTCTGGTACGGCTGCGCCGCCTGATACTGGCCATAAGCGTTAGCGCCTTGCGTGGCAAGGCTTGAGAGATTACCCAGCGTGTTCGTAAATGCGTTGGCTTGCCCCATGGTGCCCGCCGACCGGATGTCGCCCAGCGATGTCGTCAGCCCGCCAACGGTAGCCGCCGTCGATCCGACGTTCGCCGCCTGGCCCGAAGCTGCCGCCTGACCAAGCCCAATCCGGTACTCCAGCGGCTGAAGCCGCGCCTGACGCTCTGTCAGATACCGCTGGAAAGCGTTCTGGTATTCTTGGCTGGCTGCATCCTGCCCGAACCGCGTGATGTCCTTGAGCGTGCCGCCGGACTGCAAGATGCCGCGGGAGGCCGCAGACCGCTCCAAAGCCTTGAGGCCCTCGGACATGCGGAACTGGTAGCCGGGGTCGGCCTGGAGCTGGTCCATGCCGAACGGCGTGTACTGAGACGCGGTGCCGTAGTCGGCCAGCGCGTTGACGCCAGTCTGGCGGAACGGCTCCTGTAGCCCAATCTGCCGCTCCAGCGCGCGCTCCTGCGCCGCAATGGCGGCCTTGGTGGCCTTTGACTGCGCCTTGGCTGCTTTCTTGGCTGCGTCCGACTGCGATTTGCCGCCGAGTATAGATGCGCCTGCGCCAAGCGCGGCCGCGCCCAGAATGGCTGTGCCAGTAGCTATTGCCATGACTGAACCCCTTTCATGTAGGTGTGCTCCATGGGCTGAAATCCAGCACGCTTGTAAAACCTATCCATCTTGCCCACGCGGCTGTCTGCCAATGCAATCATAAACACGGCACTTGCGCCCTTATCTTTAGCCCAAGTCTGCACGTTCTGGAAGAGCTTTTCGCCCGCGCCACTGCCGCGCGCTTCTGGGTTCAGCCACCAGAACAGCTCCTGCGCGACTTCATACGCCGGGTTGAAATAGAGCGGATACAGAAGCGCCCCGGCGATGCCGACAGGCGCGTCATCCAGCAGCGCCAGCCAGACGCCAGCACGGGGGTTCATCATCATTTCCCGCAACGTGACAGCCATGCCGTCACGGTCAAAAGGCGCTACGTTGGAGATGGGCGACGCCGCATGAAACCGTGCCGTCATGTCGAGACAAGACAGCAGATCCGCCGGTTCTGCGCGGCGCACCTCGGCCATCTACTGCGCGTCCAGCAGTCGCTTGAGTTCGTCCGGCGTGCTGGCAGCGTCGAGGGCCGTCTGTAGGACCGCGTCGCGGTCGCGGATGGCCTGACGCTTGGCCTCGGCCGCAACGGCCTTGGCCGGGATGGTGGCCTCGATGTCGAGCGGCGCAAACTCGGCAGCCCTGACCGCACGACGCTTGTCGTGAGCGATGGCCTTGGCCTTGTCAAGATTGATACGGATCACGAGGTGTACTCCCAAGCGTCGCGGAACGTCCTGTCGGACGGGATGTCGTTGACATGCACGATCTTGTACGGGACGCCCGCAGGCACGTCCTTGATTGCAATCTGTTCCAGCGTCAGCCCGCAACCAGCAGCCGGGACGATGATGGCGACGCCGCCGTTACGGGGGTATATGATGCGATGGTCCATTCCGCTCACCTGAAAACAACGGCGCAAACGATGGACGAGTCTACGTTGGAGCCGTTACTGCTTTGCCCTAAAACTTCAAATTGCGTCGTAGAGTAGGTGCCGCCGTCAAACAACTGAGTGGTCTGGTTTGTTCCGCCACCATCGTTTTGTTGCCCAACTACAACCGCTGCGTAATTTACGTCCGGCATGGCCGTCGTAAAGTTTATTGTGTAGTCCCCGGTGCCGTTGTCAGTGATGCTGCTGACATTGACCGCCGCACGGATAGCCACCGTGCCTGTGCCATTGAAGTTCACCCACGCCCGCGCCGCGTAGTATTTCGGGTTGCCGCCCGTCATGGTCATGCCGTTGGTCTGCTGGACCGTATCGGGGAACGTGATGCCTGCGCCGCCGTCGATGGTGATGGTCATGGGTTAGCTCCAGTTGCCGCTGCTGGTCGCCGCTGCGCCGCCGAGTGCGCGGATCTTGAAGAAGGAGCCAATGCCGACAACGGCGGCCGCCGCTTGAGTAAGCGACACCTGCGGGATGAGCGTGCCGCCGACCGAAACGATCACGACGCCGTGAATGCGGGCAAAGGCAACGGTCGCGGTTGAGGCTGTAGCGATGGTTGTGTTAGCCGCAGTGTTGTACGTCACCTGACCAGCGGCCGCAGTTGCCAGCGTGGCCTTGTTGGCAAGCGACCACCAGTACTGTGTGAGTGTCGCGCCGCCACCAAGAGCAAAACCAAAAGACCCCGACGTTGCGCTCATGCTGGACAGCGAGAACTGACACTCAAACTCGTAAGTGCCTGCCACCAGCGTGACTTGGCCGCTGCCTGTCACGTCAAACAGTGCCTGCGCTGCGGTCTGGCTGGTCAGCGTGTTGGTCGCTTGCAACAGGATGTACTGATCGACCAGCACCGCGCCGCGCTGGGACGTTGCGCCCGTCATGAAGAAGGCGGGGTTCTCGAACTCGAACGTGCCGGTCGTTGCGCTGCCGAGCGGGTCGCTGGTAAGGGTCAGTTGGGACATGGTCGCTCCGTTACAGGATCACCCAGCGCGAGCCGGATGGGATGGTGATGGTGACGCTGCCGTTGATTGTCAACGGGCCGGTGGATGAGGCGTTCTTGCCGGATGGGATGGCGTAGGACGTCGTGATGACCTGGCTGTTGAGGATGAACACCTCGTCGCCGCCAGCGCCCGTGGCACCGCCGCCGATGCCCGCCCAGCCAGACGCACCGTAGCCCTCGAAGGCACTGTTCGTGCTGTTGTAGCGGATCATGCCCGTGACGGGCGCGTCCGTGATTGACGTGCCTGCGGCAACCGTCTGCGGGACGCTGACGGTGTAGGTGCCAATGCCGCCAGATCCGGTCAGGAAGTCGGTGACGCGGGTGCCAGCCGTGACGCCCGTGCCTGTGATCGTCGCGCCGATGTAGATCGCGCCGCTGACGACGTTGGTGAGGGTCAGCGTCGTGCCGCTGATCTGGCCCGTGCCGCTGAACGCGCCCGCGCGCTGGGCCGTAGAGCCAACGGGCAGCTTCAACTGCCCCGTGCCGCTCATAAAGAGGTACTGGCCGACGGTGACGGTCTGCGATGCCGCCAGCAGGCGTCCGCTGATCGTCTTGGACCCAGTGATGTTCTCGGACGCCGTCAGCGTGGCAACCGCCGTGGTGCCCGTGAAGGTCGGGCTGTTCGTCAGCGCAACCGTGCCGGTAGCAGCCGGGAAGGTGACGGTGTTGGCTCCAGCAACGGCAGGTGCCCGCAGCTCAACGTAGCCCGAGGTCGAGCCGTACAACCGGACCAAGTTGATGTTGACGGGCGGGATGCCGTCAATGTTGTCGAACGTGCCGACCAGCGTGTCATTGCTCTCCTTGAGGATGAACTTGTAGGCGTCGCCATAGGTCAGCCAGACCTCGGACGGCGGGCGGCCTGCTGCGTCAAGGATGATCGGGTTGGAGTGCGCCGTATTGCCCGTAAAGTCGGTATACGTCGTTTTAGGCGTAGTCGTGCCTGCCGCGTAGGTGAATATCTTGCCGCCCGACAGCGGATCGCCGTTGTCGTCGAAGAACTGCGCGCCGGGGTTGGCAAAAGGGGACAGGTTGACGGTCATGGTGCGAACCTAGCGTAAATCGGGTTGTCAGGCAATCTGGTAGTTGACGTTGTAGGCGTAGGTGGCAGCGGCGCCCGATGGCGCGTTAAGACGAAACTCCAGCAGGGGCCCAGCGGCGATAACAGACCCCACTGCGGTGATGCCGCTGGCGGTGGTGACAAACGTGCCCGCAGCCGTGGACAAGGACAGGTCATCCAAAATCGGCGGCGTCATCTGGAACATGGTGTCGCCCGCCGCAATGGGGTCAAGCGTAAACGTGCCGGTGAGCGCAATGACCGTGCCCATCTGGTTGGCAAAACTTGCCCCCGCCGACACCGTGGTGACGTTGATGACAGGGGTGAAAACAGGGGTGAAAACCGTTGGGGTCGGCAGATAAGTGTGGAGCGTGTCGAAGAACCGATACCATTCGCGGGTCACAAAGACGGGCGTTGAGGGCGGGTCGCGCCTGTTTAGCGCCCCGCGCGGCTCGTTGATCGCCACGCGCTGGGCGGGTATCTGGCTGGCGTTAGGAAGAAGTGCCATCGAGGATCAGCTCCGCACCCATGATGACAATCTTGGTCGGGTCGGTGCCCGATACCTCGTAGACGCGGTCGCGCAGCTTCAGCGTCATGCCAAGCCGCCGCCAGAAGACGCGCGTACCATACCGCCCGATGGCGCCAAGGCTGGTCCAGTGCTCACGCGACCAGGTGTGGCCACCGTCGTCCGACCAGCGCAGCATGGCTTGAGGAACGGGCGTTTCATACGGTAGCGTTGCTGTAGAAGTGATGTAGACGGTATTCGACACAAAATCGATAGCCATGCCCGCAGAGCCGTCCAATAGCTGTTGCGCCGGGCTCGTGTATTCAGGCTGCAAGGCCAATGCTGGGTCTACATATCCCGCACCGCTTTCGCAATCAAGTTGTAGCGTATGGTGCGCCGTGCGGCGCAGGTTGTTGGTGCCCGTCGGCAGCGCGCGCCAAGACCGCAACCACTTCTGTGGCTGGTCGTCGTCGGCGTACACGTTGAGGTCGAAAGCGTAAATGTTACCGTTCTCGTAGTCGCCCACGATGGTCTGGTTGTTGAAGTTCATCTGGCAGTTCGACCTGTGCCGCGTGAACACGCCGTTGGTCAGCCCCGCCCGCTCGTGCCATGCGCCCGTGATCGTGTCGTAGACCCACGTTGCGTTGGCGGTCGGGAACGTCAGGACGTAGAACTTGTGACCTTCCTGCTGGTAGGAGTAGGCCACGGCGTCCGAGATCGTGCTGTAGCTCTGGATGGCGAACTCAACCGCATGGGTCGAGATGCGTTCGCCGCGGTAACCGTTGGCCTGGTAGACGATGCCCCGCCCGCGGGCGTCGGCGCCAAGCCAGAACAGCGTATTGTCCAGCTTGGCGACCGAGTAGACCGCAGCGCAGCCCAACTCGTTGAACGCGCCTTGGATGCGCTGAAGCGGAAAATCGGCCGTGCCAGCGTTGTACCAGACCTCAGTCGTGCCCGTGCCGAATAGCCACGCCTCGCGGTGATCGACGTTTACCGAAATCAATTGGTCCGGGGCGCCCTCGGCGCTGGCGAAGTCCAGTGGGTCAACGCTGGTGCCGTCCAGCAGGCTTGTCACCCAAATTTTCTGGCTGTTTGGCTCGTTGAACACGAAATAGCCGTCTAGGTAGCCGACCGTGGACGCGCCGGGAAAGTCCGGGTCGCCAATCGGCGCGAACGCGCCGGTGCTCATGTTGTAGATGTAGCCGTCCGGGTTGGCCGCGATGAAGATCTGCGTGCCGTTGTCTGCGATGGACACCGGGCCCGAACCGTTGATGGTGCCGAGGAACGTCGCGTTGTAGGATGTGTCGATCTTGTACAGTCCGTCGCCGGACACAACGTAGCCGTCAGAACCCGTGATCTGAGGCGACCACAAGCCGCGAACAGGGCCGGGGCCAACGGTCGCCAGCTTGCGCAGTCCCGGCGCGCGGTTGAGGAAGGCGGGCTGCTTGCCGCCTTCTGGCACGACCTCGGGGAACAGGTTGACCATACGGCTGTCCGCAGCGTTGACGCTGCGGGCGACGTAACTGGACCCAAGGATCGGCGTCTGCATCAGTAGTTTCCAGCGAAGATATTGAACCGCTGGCGGGTGGCCACGATGCTGTAGGGCATCGACATGATGTCGTCGGGGTTGTTGATGCGCTTCAGGTTGCGCTTCGAGGTCATGGCGATGCGCTGCACCTGCCGCGACGGCTCAGTGCCGAACTCAGGGGCCAACTCGCAGGCAAGGTTGTAGCGGAAACAACGGAGGTAACCAGGCGGAAAGGCCAGATCGGTCGCCAGATTGGCGGGCTGGGTCAGCTCTTCGACAGAGACGACGTGGAACTCCAGCACCTTGGTCGGCACGGGATAAACGTACATCTCAATGTCAGGGTAGGTCATGTTGACCCAGAGCACCTGCGGGTAGGTGCTGGTCACGGTCTTGACGGCGATGCCGTTGTACTGCTGCTGATTGATCAGCTTGAGGCCAAACGAGATGCCGTTGGACGGATCTCGAAAATAGGTGCTGTCGTCAATAGCAATCGGGCGGTTGGCGACGATGTCGCCGGTCGGGCCGAACGTGCGCGACCGCTGACCGGGTGGCCAAGTAACAACCTGATCTTGCGTGGAGAACACGGCGAGGCGCTCGGTGTTCCACGACTGGATCATCTGGTTCATGGCGAGCAGGGCGTCCTGCGATGTTTCAGACGAAGGCGTTTCGCCTTCCGCCAGAACGCCCAGAAGCCTCAGTGATCCATTGATCAGATCGCCAGCCGTCGTCATGTCATTCGCTCGCTTCTAGCCGGGGCCGACCGCGGCGCCGGGGTTCAAGCATGACATTACTCGGTTCCGGCGCATCATTCAACGGTTCGTCTGGGTCGAACCGCGACCAGCCGTTCATCTCGTCATACTGCGCTTCCAT